TTACGGGGTAATGCCAACCGCTGCCGCCACTTTGTCGCCACTTGGCAGCGTTGCCAGAGGATTGAAACGGAGCGCCGTTTCCAGATGATCCGGTGCCAGATGTGCGTAACGCATAGTCATTTTTATATCGTGGTGTCCGAGAATTTTTTGTAAGGCCAGAATGTTTCCACCCGACATCATGAAGTGCGCCGCAAACGTATGGCGCAGAACGTGTGTGAGTTGACCGCGAGGGAGCACGATAGACGTTTTTTCCATCACGGATAAAAATTGAAAATAGCAGTCTGTGAAGAAATTGAACCCATCAAGCGCCATGATCTCTTCGTAAAGCTCTTTACTGATAGGGATGCTTCTGTTTTTCTTCCCCTTCGTTCTGACAAAGGTAATTCGGTATTTGGTCACCTGTGAGCGGGTAAGATTTACGGCTTCACGCCAGCGTGCGCCTGTGCTTAAGCATATCTTAACTACCAGTGCCAGAATTGGGTCCTGACGTTTGCAATCAGCCAGCAATTCAACAATCTGCTCATGGGTAAGCCATGCCATCTCTTTTTCTGCGATGGTGAATTTTCGCATGTTCTCCAGTGGGTTCGGATACGACCATTCGCCCAGACGGGATAGTTCGCTAAAAACACTACTTAGATAGCTTTGCTCCAGGTTAATGGTGACCGGGCTTGCTCCTTTCTTCCATTTCTCGCTGAAGTAGATCTCGCCTGTCAGGCGTTTATCTCGATAGTGGGCAAACATTTTAGAGGTGAGATCGGTTGCAAGAGGATTGCCCAGAGCGTCAACCATCAACAGCAATTTGTCATAGACATGCTGCCCAGCTGTCAGAGATTTACCATGTAGTTTGAACCATAGCTCAACCACGTCTTTCAGTGTTCGACGATCCACTGATTCACCCAGCCAGGGCTTTGCTTCGGTTTCTTCCATCGTGTGGCGCTCAAAAGCCAGTGCTTCGCCTTTGGTGACGAATTGTTTACGCACACGACGCCCACTTCGTCCGGCGGGGTAACATTCGCAAAGCCATTTCCCAGTGGTGAGTTTTCGTACTGCCATAAAAAATGCCCTCCAGTAGAGAGCATTTTCACTGTATGTATAACCAGTGTCAATGTATGAAATTCTACGACCATACATCTCACTGAAGCCATAATTAAGTTGGCTATTCTTTTTGCTATGTGAGCATGTAACTTTTGCGGTTAACCTGCGGCTCATTTTTATTTTAGACGCAGATATAAAAGCAAAAGTTATCGTGAGTTTTTAGTACAGATTTTTTTGGATTTACTAATAGTTCCATCATTGCAAACGAATTTGCCATCTGAGGTACAGTGAGAAACACCTCCCTTTTTCCCTGAGCAGGGATAATTTCTAGCATAGGTAGTTAGTGGGTTTAATAACAAAGAACATGACAAAACCACAAAAAATACCTTACCAAGCATAGTTTCCTCCCGGTACTATTTAACATACTTGACTGTTAAACTTATAATTTTACCAATTATTTCAATGTCTTCTATCTTGCATTCGAAGGCTCTGTTTCCACCCTCGACGAAGATTCTTCCACCGGGTAAACGAGTAATGTCACGGATCGTTATTTCGCCATCAATACTTATTACCCATTTACCATCACGTATATCATCAAATTCTTTATCACAAATAAATTCAGAATTGTTATCTGTGATGACAAAAGGTTTTTTAAACGTAGAGGGTAGAAATCCCTTATCAAAAATATAAAAACCGTCTTTCTGCAATGCTCCATCAGACAATAAATATTTTTCTACTTCTATAGTATTTGTATTTGCTGATGCTTGCTTTGAACCATGCCCTGTTGTTAGCCAATTAAGCGAGGTGCCCGTTTCAAGGGCGCACTGGATTACCCAATCTGCTGGAAAAATATCACGCATATAGCGCGTTGCCATGGTGCTCTTAGAAACACCTAAATGATCACATAGAGCCTGACGGGTACCGAACCCATATGCTTCAACTAAACGTTCTATGGCTTTCTTACCGCCGCTATTGAAATCCACAAGTCCTCCAAAGAAATCCAAAATTCGTTGACAGATTCCAAAAGCGATCTTAAAGTTGAACCAGAAGTGTTCTTTTGGAGCCTTCACTACTAATCACGACAAACAACGGCTCGCCACAAGCCATATCTAGAAGGAATGTTGCCTTATGACACCTAACATTTCAATTACTCTGAATACACCACATGTCACAATCGAACGTTATAGCGAACTGACTGGCCTTTCTATTGATACGATTAACGACATGTTGGCTGATGGCCGACTACCTCGTCATCGTCTTCGTAAAGACAAAAAACGTGAAAAGGTAATGATTAACCTGGCTGCTCTGACTGTTGATGCTTTGTCTGCTTAATAGACGTCTATTTTCGCAATAAGACGCTGAGTTCGATTTTGCGATAAGTTCGGAGTTGAAAACCATGTTTGATTACCAAGTTTCCAAACATCCACATTTTGATGAAGCCTGTCGTGCATTCGCACTGCGCCACAATCTGGTGCAACTGGCAGAACGTGCGGGCATGAATGTGCAGATTCTGCGGAACAAGCTGAACCCAGCTCAACCTCATTTATTAACCGCACCAGAAATCTGGCTGCTTACCGATCTGACTGAAGATTCAACGTTGGTAGATGGTTTTCTGGCACAGATTCATTGTCTGCCATGTGTACCGATTAATGAGGTAGCAAAAGAGAAACTGCCGCATTACGTCATGAGCGCAACTGCAGAGATCGGGCGTGTTGCAGCAGGTGCGGTATCTGGTGATGTAAAAACTAGTGCCGGTCGTCGTGATGCTATCAGCAGCATTAACTCTGTAACACGACTGATGGCGCTGGCTGCTGTTTCATTGCAGGCCCGTTTACAGGCTAATCCTGCGATGGCGAGTGCAGTTGATACCGTGACTGGCCTCGGTGCTTCATTCGGTTTGCTGTGAGGTGCTTATGCTGACGAAAGAACCATCATTTGCATCGCTGCTGGTAAAACAAAGCCCGGCAATGCACTACGGTCACGGCTGGATCACGGGTGAGGATGGAAAACGCTGGCATCCATGTCATTCACAAGATGAATTGCTGTCTGAATTGACCACGAGGAAACGGAGAAAGTCCAAATGTATGCGGCAGAAAGTGAAGTGGTTTATCAGTTTCGTTACAGAGGGGAGAGTTATTCAGTACCTGAAGATGATTTGCTCTGTTGCTATCCGTCATTGTCGGGCGATGGCAGTTACTTTTTCACGTTAAAGGATGGGACGTTTTTACGGGGAGAGCAGGTTAAAGAGACGATACGAAAAAATGTATCTCCTCTTGAGCGTTACCGTAAGAACAAAGAACGATAGCTGCGTTTGGGGGATATGAAGTATGGCAATTAATGGCGCTGCAGCAACTGTTCCATTAAGCCCCGGTGAACGCCTGAATGGACTTAATCACATTGCAGAGTTAAGGGCGAAAGTTTTTGGCCTGAATATTGAGTCAGAGCTTGAGCGGTTTATTAAAGATATGCGTGATCCACGGGATATCAATAATGAACAAAATAAACGGGCACTGGCTGCCATATTCTTTATGGCAAAAATTCCAGCTGAACGTCATAGCATCAGCATTAATGAGCTGACCACTGACGAAAAGCGGGAGCTGATTAAAGCAATGAATCATTTTCGTGCAGTGGTGAGCTTATTTCCCAGACGGCTAACCATGCCGAATTAACCAACTAATGAAATTAATGGCGTAAACCCGCCGGGCATCCCTTTATCTAAATTCAGGAGAATTGATTATGCGTAATATTGAAACCCTCACGACTAAAACCGGACCGGATGACGCAGGGCTTAATATTTTACTGACAGAGGCTCGTCTGGAAGAACGCCGGGCAAGGGCTGAAGCAATGGCTGCTCGCCTTGATAGCCTGGCGTGTCATATCTCATCCCGCCAGCTAAACCACGTGGAAGCGGCAGAACTGCTGCGCGTGACTGCTGAAGCAATCCAGAACGAAGCGCAGGAGATCCACTAATGGCTGATGCAATGGATCTCGTACAGCAGCGCGTTGAAGAAGAACGCCAGCGCCATATCCGTGCAGCCCGTGCCAAATCACCGGGCGTGTCACGCGTACTTTGCATTGAATGTGAAGCGCCAATTCCGCCAGCACGACGCCGCGCCATTCCGGGAGTGCAGCTTTGCATTACCTGTCAGGAAATCGCAGAACTGAAAGGCAAACATTACAACGGAGGTGCTGTATGAGCACCATCCTGAAATGGGCGGGAAATAAAACCGCCATTATGCCAGAACTGAAAAAATACCTTCCTGCTGGCCCGCGACTGGTTGAACCTTTCGCGGGTTCCTGTGCTGTGATGATGGAAACGGATTATCCCAGCTATCTGGTTGCGGATATTAATCCTGATTTAATCAACCTCTATAAAAAGGTTGCCGCTGATTGTGAATCGTTTATATCTCGCGCCAGAGTTTTATTTGAGATCGCAAACAGGGAGGTGGCTTATTACAACATAAGGCAGGAGTTTAACTGCTCAACTGAAATTACTGATTTCATGAAAGCGGTATATTTCCTGTATCTTAATCGTCACGGTTACCGTGGTTTATGTCGCTATAACAAGAGCGGGCATTTCAACATCCCCTACGGTAATTATAAAAATCCGTATTTCCCTGAAAAAGAACTTCGCACATTTGCAGAAAAAGCCCAGCGAGCAACGTTTATCTGCGCCAGCTTTGATGAAACGCTGGCGATGTTGAAGGCGGGAGATGTGGTGTATTGCGATCCGCCGTATGACGGTACGTTTTCCGGCTATCACACTGATGGTTTCACTGAAGATGACCAGTATCACCTGGCATCCGTTCTTGAACATCGGTCATCAGAAGGACATCCAGTCATTGTTTCTAACAGTGACACATCCCTGATCCGTTCGCTGTATCGCAATTTTACTCACCACTATATCAAGGTAAAACGCAGCATCGGTGTGGCAGCTGGCGAGGGTAAATCAGCAACAGAAATCATTGCTGTTTCCGGGCCGCGCTGCTGGATGGGATTTGATTATTCGCGTGGCGTGGATAGTTCTGCCGTGTACGGAGTACGTGCATGAGTCATGCCGATATGAACAACTGCTGCGGCTTTAACGAGGCTGCCGCAGCATTCTCATGGAACAGCCCGAAAAAGGCCATTAACCCTTATCTGGACCCGGCGGAAGTTGCGCCGGTTTCTACGCTTTCAAACCTGATCACTCTGTACGCTGCCGATAACGAGCAGGAACAGTTGCGCCGCGAGGCACTGAGTGATCAGGTCTGGGAGCGTTATTTCTTTAATGAATCACGTGATCCTGTCCAGCGCGAAATGGAGCAGGATAAGCTCATTAGCCGGGCAAAGCTGGCGCATGAGCAGCAGCGTTTTAATTCAGACATGGTCATTCTGGCGGACGTCAACGCCCAGCCTTCCCATATCAGCAAGCCGCTGATGCAACGTATTGAATACTTCAGCAGCCTGGGCAGGCCAAAGGCTTATTCCCGCTATTTACGTGAGACGATTAAGCCATGTCTGGAACGACTGGAGCATGTACGCGACAGTCAGCTATCTGCATCTTTTCGCTTTATGGCAAGCCATGAAGGGCTGGACGGCCTGCTGATCCTGCCTGAAATGAGTCAGGATCAGGTGAAACGCCTGTCCACCCTGGTAGCTGCGCATATGAGTATGTGCCTTGATGCAGCTTGTGGTGATTTGTATGCCACCGATGACGTTAAGCCAGAAGAAATCCGCAAGACATGGGAAAAGGTGGCAGCGGAAACCCTGCGTCTGGATGTCATCCCACCTGCGTTTGAGCAACTCCGTCGGAAAAGAAACCGCCGTAAACCCGTGCCCTATGAACTCATTCCGGGTTCGCTGGCGCGTATGTTGTGCGCCGACTGGTGGTACCGGAAATTATGGAAGATGCGTTGCGAATGGCGGGAAGAGCAGTTGCGCGCTGTTTGCCTGGTCAGCAAAAAAGCATCTCCTTATGTCAGCTATGAAGCCGTGATGCATAAACGTGAGCAGCGCCGTAAGTCGCTGGAGTTTTTCCGTTCTCATGAACTGGTGAACGAAGACGGCGACACGCTGGACATGGAGGATGTGGTAAACGCCAGCAGCAGCAACCCTGCGCATCGCCGCAATGAGATGATGGCCTGTGTTAAAGGTCTGGAGCTTATCGCGGAAATGCGCGGTGACTGCGCCGTTTTCTACACTATCACCTGTCCGTCGCGTTTCCATTCCACGCTAAATAACGGCAGACCAAACCCGACCTGGACAAACGCGACGGTAAGACAAAGCAGCGATTATCTGGTCGGCATGTTTGCTGCATTTCGTAAGGCGATGCACAAAGCCGGGTTGCGCTGGTATGGCGTGCGGGTGGCTGAGCCGCATCATGATGGCACAGTTCACTGGCACCTGTTGTGTTTCATGCGCAAAAAAGACCGCCGTGCCATCACTGCATTACTGCGTAAGTTTGCCATCCGTGAAGACCGCGAGGAGCTGGGCAATAACACTGGGCCGCGCTTTAAGTCTGAGTTGATTAACCCGCGCAAAGGAACGCCGACAAGCTACATCGCGAAATATATCAGTAAGAACATTGACGGTCGTGGTCTGGCTGGCGAGATCAGCAAGGAAACGGGTAAATCTCTGCGTGATAACGCTGAATACGTGAATGCCTGGGCGTCTCTGCATCGTGTTCAGCAATTCCGCTTCTTTGGTATTCCGGGGCGTCAGGCTTACCGTGAACTTCGCTTGCTGGCTGGTCAGGCGGCAAGGCAACAGGGTGACAAAAAAGCAGGTGCGCCGGTACTGGATAACCCGCGTCTTGATGCCATTCTGGCTGCTGCTGATGCTGGTTGTTTTGCCACCTACATCATGAAGCAGGGCGGCGTACTGGTTCCCCGTAAATATCACCTCATCAGAACCGCTTATGAAATCAACGAAGAGCCGACCGCCTATGGCGATCACGGCATTCGTATTTATGGCATCTGGTCACCCATTGCAGAGGGCAAGATCTGCACTCATGCAGTGAAGTGGAAAATGGTTCGTAAAGCCGTTGACGTTCAGGAGGCGGCAGCCGACCAGGGCGCTTGCGCCCCTTGGACTCGTGGCAATAACTGTCCCCTTGCTGAAAATTTGTACCAACAAGGGAAAGACAAATCAACTGATGGAGATACCAGAACGGATATCACCCGCATGGATGACAAGGAGTTGCACGATTACCTGCACAGTATGAGCAAAAAAGAGCGCCGGGAACTGGCAGCAAGGTTACGCCTGGTGAAACCGAAACGGCGTAAAGACTACAAACAGCGAATTACAGACCATCAGCGACTGCAGCTCGTGTATGAACTGAAGTCCAGGGGATTTGATGGCAGCGAGAAAGAGGTCGATTTACTGCTTCGCGGCGGCAGTATTCCGTCAGGAGCAGGGCTACGTATCTTCTATCGGAACCAGCGTTTGCAGGAAGATGATAAGTGGCGGAACCTGTATTAATTACGCGGGTTAACAATTCGTGCTCTTAATAATACCAGGCATATCAGGCTGATGAACGTAAAAAAACGTTTTACATCAGTAAGATTATCATATACTGTAAATATAAACAGTGGTTATCTATACAGTATTGTTTGCGGTGTCATAGGAGGAAAGATGCAGGACTATTTTTTGGAGTCTTTGAAGCTCCAGCGCATTGATTTTTTTCTTAAGCTTGTAGCGGCTAGTGAGTGTAGTGATGAAGAGAAGGGGCTGGCCCTGCAGTGGGTTTCTGAATTGACTGATGAACTCATGGCAAAAATCAGAAGCCACGAATACAACCGCTCAATGGATGTCATCAGCTGAGGTGACTTTTATGCGCATTGAAATAATGATCGATAAAGAGCAGAAGATTAGCCAGTCTACCCTGGACGCTCTGGAGTCCGAGCTTTACCGCAACCTGCAACCCATCTATCCCAAGACCGCTATCCGCATCCGTAAAGGGTCGGCAAACGGCGTTGAGCTGAGTGGCTTAAAGCTTGATGAAGACAAAAAGCGGGTGATGGAAATTATGCAACAGGTTTGGGAAGACGACAGCTGGCTGCACTAAGGAACGTTCCTGATGTAAGAACTTGAATCTGACGTCAGCAAGGTTGAACAACGAGAGTAGCGAGGCGTTAGCCATGGGTAAAAAAGACAGTAATCACCAGATTATTTATCGGGGCTAGGTGCTGGAACGTTTAACCCTTGGCGACTGGGTCTTCTTTCAACGCCCAAAGGAGTGTGGCGGAGGTTTTTGGTTGGGCCGCATCTATGAAGACTGCTTCTGGCTTGAGCTGGAATTCCCCGTTTCGCTATATGACGGCCTGGGGTTTTTGATGGAAGTCACTAGGGTAGAGCAGAGAAGTGATGAGGTTGACGCGAATTATCCCCTGTTTGATTAAAAATGTATTAGCTTATAATGGAATACTATTTTTGCAGGTGGGGGCGCAATGGATTTAGTCTTTAAAGTTCTGGCTTCGTTGGGTGGGGTGTCTTTTGTTGCATCTGGCATATTTGTTTGGATCGGGAAAGTTTATTTAGAAAGATATAAGTCGCGGCTAAACAAAGATATTGCTGAATTTCAATCACAACTGAGTGCAACTAATGAAAGAATAAAGGCTAAGTTAGACAATTCTGTTTATGTAACGAAAGCGTATTTTGATAAGGAGTTATCAGCATATAGTCTCATTTGGAATTCGATGTTTGAAACCAGAGAAAGCGTGCTTAAGCTGAGGCCTGCGCTGGATCATGTTGACCCCAACGAACCATTTGAAGAGAGAAAATTTAGAAGGTTGAAAGTTTTTTCTGATGCATTTAACACTTTTGTTACAAGTGTTGAATCTAACAAACCGTTCATCTCACCAGAGGTTTATATAATCTTGGACCGTTTCCGGAAGGAATGCCTTTCAGAGTCAATATCGTTTAAGCATAGCGATCCAGAATTTGACGGGCAAAATTATTGGAAAGAGGCGGAGTTGAACCATACAACCATCATCAAGCTTTTTGATGAGACGTGTGATGCAATTCGAGACAGGATGCACACATTAACTGTGGTTACGTAGGTTTCCAAAAAGTCTCGATGCCCGCTTTGGAGATTGTGCATGTCTATGCCGCATGAATCCGCATGATCGTTTGAGGATCGTTTTAGCTGAGGCCCGCCAGGAGTGGCGGGATTTTGCTTATGTCATGCAGGCGCATGAAAACCGCTACATAAAGCGGGCAGGCGTGGCGGGGATACGAGCGCGCGCTTATTACTTTGATAGTACTCGGGTTATAATATGGATGACTATCTATCTCGGAGAATGTGCATGTCATTGGACTATATCAAAGAACAGTTGTCAGACTTTATTTCATCTGCAGAACCTGAGGTAATGGCTATTCAGGGTGAGTGGGGGATTGGGAAAACCTATACTTGGAATACTTTCTTAAAGGAAAATAAAAATAAGATTGCATTTAATAGATATAGTTACGTCTCTCTTTTTGGTGTTAATTCATTGGACGCATTAAAATACTCCATCTTTGAAAATACAATTACAAAAGATTTTATTGGAAATAAACCTAATTTAAAAACAGCAACACAAAATGCAAAGGGGCTTCTTGAATCCTGCACTAGAAAGACCGCTCGTGTGTTAAAAGAAACACCTGTTGTGAAAAATTTTACTACGACACTTGAGTCAATGTCATTTATGTCAATTACTAATGTTATTGTAGTCATAGATGACTTAGAAAGACGTGGTAAAAATTTAGAAGTGAAAGATGTCTTAGGGTTGGTTTCTTTATTGAAAGAACAAAAAAATTGTAAGGTGGTTCTTTTACTTAATAATGGGACAAGTGGTATGGATGACTACTCCACTTATAAAGAAAAGGTTATTGATAGAGAGATTACCTATAACCCTACGCCAGAAGAATGTGCAGCTATAGCATATAAAAATGATTCTGATGTTCATAAATTATTAAGCAAATACTCCATTTCTCTAGGTATTAAAAATATTCGTATACTGAAAAAAATAGAGCGGTTTTTGCTAGCCTTGTTACCTGGTATTAACGTTAATTTTGATAAAATTGCAAATGAAGTCGCACGCTCCTTAACTTTGTATTGTTGGAGTCATTACGCATTTACTCCAGATGGAGATGTACCATCATTGGAGTATATTAGAAATATGAGAAATATCTATATGCGTGATGAAAAAGAGGATGGAAAAGAAAAAAAATGGCATAATACTTTGCTTATATATGGTTATAAAAAAACAAACGAACTTGATGAAGTCCTTATAGACATGGTTAAGCATGGATATATTGATATGAATAATTTTCAAAGGCAAGTAAGTCTAAGGAATGATGAACTTATCCGTGATAGTAAGCGAGGTTCACTGTTTGAAGCATGGAAGCTTTTCTATAATTCATTTGAAGATAACCGAAATCAGGTTGTTGATAATCTATATCAAGCGGTGGTTGGTGGGATAGAGTATGTAACTCCAAGTGACTTGGATAGTGTTGTCGGACTGTATAGAGATTTAGATGAAAATATTAAAGCAAGTGAATTAATAAGTAAATTTATTAATTACGGCAATGATGCTCTTAAGGAATATGTCCAATCTATTTACATGAATGTTCATCCTATAAAAGATGCTGAGTTAAAGTCAAAAATCCAAGATTATTCTACTAATTTAAATCTGGATGGTTCTATAAAGGATGTTCTAATAAAATTATCAAGTCAGAATGGTTGGTCTGATAGGCACGAGGAAATATTGGATGCTGCCTCAGAGGGTGACTACTATGATTTATTTAAAAAAGTCATTCTTGAAGGTGGTGATTCAATAATAGCCACTGCTCTTAAGTTTGGTGGGTATAGCAATGGTTCAGATAGAATGAAACGCATCGGAGAAAAAGCGAGAAATGCTTTGATAAGAATTGGAAATGAGTCGAAGATTAATAAAATACGTGTTAGACGGTATTTGTAATTTGGGAGGGGGATTTTCATCCCCCACACACATTTTATCTAATTCAATGAATAATCTTTGAAGGCTATTATTTTTTTCTTTAGCCAAATATTAACTTCTACAAGTCTTTTTTGTAAAGGAATTAACTCATTTCGCACAAAAACGCAACTGGCTTTCTCCACATCCCCAAACCCACCGACATTATTAGGCATAATCCCCATCATTTGCGGCGGCACACGATGCGCCGCCATCATGTCATCCCGGCTCACGTTCTTGATATTCAAAAACTCATCCTTCGCAGCGACCTCTGACAACGGGATAATCTGAAGCCCGTCCTTTTTGCCGTTAGGCGAGTACATAAACAGGTTGCGGAAGTTGCCCGGACCTTTGGCGCTTTTCATCGCATTACGGAGGTTGTTTACATCCTCCTGGTTCTGCGCGGCATCGGTCATGTACATGATGAAGCCTGCATGGCTGCCGTTGATGTAATACTTACGGCGGAACAGCGTGGCGGACTCGTTGAGCAGGGCTGACGGAATGGCAGAAAGATAGCCGGGCAGGCCGTAGATCTCCTGGTTGATGTCCGGTTCCATCAGATGAAAAATGCTGCCTTTCGTGAACTGATACGGCTGAGTTGTCATACCGTATTGCACAAACCAGTAGGTATCTAGGTCTAACCCGCGTCGGGTGTATTTTGCCAGCGCAGGCTCAAGGGCGATAACTTCACCGAATCGGTTCGTGCGTTTCTCCAGGTAGGCGTTACCAAATACCAGATAGTCCTGCACAAAACGCGAAAAAGCCTGCTGGCTGAGCAGCGGATGAGGGATATAGGTACTGGTCAGAATGTTGCACTTTACTGCAATCGGGGAACTGTGATGCACGGCAGCGCGGAAGGTGCGCGCCAGTCCGTCAAAGCTGACGGGCGGCTCATACCAACGATCTGTCTGTACGCATTCCACATAGTCCAGCAGTTCTCGGCGGTCCAGAACAGGAACGGGATCGCCGAAGCTGAATGCTTCGGCTGTAGTCTGGCTTTTAAGCTGGATCTGTTTCGTCGCCGCAGCGCGGTTCTTCTTACTCTTTCCCATCAAAAAATCTCCACAATATTGCTGGTATTGGCGGATTCGCCCTGCAGCGGTTCGTTAAACAGTGCGTGCATTGTTGCCCAGGCCAGATCGGCGTGGCTGGCTTCTTCGCTGCGGCTGGCTTCATAGGTCGGGCGGTTGCCACTGGCGGTGGTGGCGCGACGGATTGCCATAAATGACTGCGCTATGTCGGTGTGTCCGGCGTCAAACTCCAGACGGCGGTGGCTGATAATGTCGTAGGCCTTGAGTACCAGGGCGTTTTTAACATTGGGGTTGTAGACAAACTCCCGGACGGCAGGAAAGAACGCTTTCACGTTCTCATAAACCCCGTGACCAACGCCGGTTGAGTCGATACCGATATAGGTCACGTTGTACTGTTCGGTCAGTTTTTTGATGGCGTCAGCCTGGGCGCGGAAGTCCATCCCGCGCCACTGGTGACGCTCAAGAATGCGGAACTTACCGCCCGGCACGGCTGGCGGTGCCACCACCACGCATCCGGCGCTGTCGCCGTTCTGCGTACCTTTTGCCGGGTCATAACCGATCCACACTTCGCGCCAGCCAAACGGGCGAAGGGCCAGTGCATGGAAGTCGGTCCAGACTTCCCAGCTGTCCACCATGCACGCCTGCAGCTCGCTGAGCGGAAACACGGACGCGAGATCGTCCACGAACTCGCACATCAGCAGGTTCAGGTATTCATCCGGGCTGTACTCCATGCGCAACTGGTCAAGGTCGAACAGGTTACAGCCGCCGCGCACTGCATCTTCCACGGTGACTATCTGGCGGTATTGCCCGTCTGCGCACAGCAGGCCGGGGGCCAGATTGCTGTGGGACAGGTCGATGTCCACCTTGTCGGCTTTGTTGCGTCCACGGTTGAACAGCGCACCGGACCAGAACGGATAAGCACTGTGGGTCAGGCTGGATGGCGTGGAAAAATAGGTTTGTCGCCATTTCTTGTGAATAGCCATACCGGAAGCCACTTTGCGCAGCTCCTGGAATTTCGGTATCCAGAAATATTCATCCAGATACAGGTTGCCGTGGTAACTCTGCGCCGTGCGGGCATTGGTGCCGAGGAAGTAAAGCGTGGCCCCGTTAGGAAGCACCATCGGATCGCCTTTCAACTCCACCTCCACTTCTTTGGCGAAGTCGATGATGTACTGTTTAAAGACGTGGGCCTGTGCCTTACTGGCGGAAAGGAAAATCTGGTTACGTCCGGTAAGCAGGGCGTCAATCAGGGCTTCACGGGCAAAGTAAAAGGTCGCGCCGATCTGGCGTGACTTCAGCAGGTTGCGGATGCGGTTGGTTTTTCCGGCTTCCCACCAGTGGCGCTGGTAGTTGAACATGGAGGAATGGAAAATTTCTTCCAGCTTCTCAATCTGTTCATCGGTGAAAACGTTCTTTTCCGGCTGACGGCGTGGGCCTTTGTTGCGGTTGGCGACGTTAGGGTTTAAGTCGGCTTCGTTGCCGCCATTGTTAAACTTGCCGATCCGCGCGTGGCGTTCCGACTGGCGCGCCAGCAGGTCAATCTCTTTGAAATCTTTCCCTTCTTTGTGCTCCTTCATAATGAGCTGGCAGTAGCGTGCGGCGGTGGTGAGCTGCATCTGATCCAGCGGCCCATAGTCACCCCACTTGTCGCGTTTTTTCCAGCTGTGAACGGTTGCAACTTTCTCGCCCAGCATTTCAGCAATGCGGGCTACGCGGTATCCCTGAAAGTACAGCAGCATGGCCTGCCGACGGGGATCGAGATCTGCGGGTGTCAGTGTGGTGTTCATGGCACAAACCTACAGCCTTGAATGAAGGCTTTCCCCGCCTGCGGTTTGTGTGGTTGTCGGTACAAATACCGCGCATTGTTTCACTGCCCCCATCACCGCAACCATAAGGCTCCAGTAAGTTTTTTCTAACGGAGCACGGCTCATGACAGTGAAAGCAAAGCGTTTTCGCATCGGGGTGGAAGGTGCCACCACCGACGGACGCGAAATCCAGCGTGAATGGCTGGAACAGATGGCAGCCAGCTACAACCCGGCGGTGTATACCGCGCTGATTAACCTTGAGCACATCAAGTCTTATCTGCCGGACAGCACCTTTAACCGCTACGGCAAGGTGACGGCGCTGTTTGCTGAAGAAATCACGGAAGGTCCGCTGGCAGGCAAGATGGCGCTGTATGCCGACGTTGAGCCAACGGAGTCCCTGGTGGAACTGGTGAAAAAAGGCCAGAAATTATTCACCTCTATGGAAGTCAGCCCGAAGTTCGCTGATACGGGCAAAGCCTACCTGGTCGGCCTGGCTGCCACTGATGACCCTGCCAGTCTGGGTACGGAAATGCTGACATTCAGCGCCAGTGCAGCCCATAACCCGCTGGCAAACCGCAAGCAGAATCCTGCCAATCTCTTTACCGCTGCAGAGGAAACGGTGATCGAACTGGAAGAAATCCAGGACGACAAACCGTCCCTGTTTGCCCGCGTCACGGCGCTGTTTACCAAAAAAGAGCAGTCCGATGACGCCCGGTTCTCTGATGTGCATAAGGCCGTGGAGCTGGTCGCCACTGAGCAGCAGAACCTGAGCGCACGCACCGAAAAATCCCTGTCTGAGCAGGAAGAACGCCTGTCTGAGCTGGAGACTGCCCTGCAGGCACAGCAAACCGCCTTTAACGAACTGGTGGACAAGCTGAGCCATGAAGACAGCCGCCAGGACTACCGCCAGCGTGCAACAGGCGGTAACGCCCCCGCTGACACTCTGACCAATTGCTGATGGAGCACAAAACCTGATGAAGAAGAATACCCGCTTTGCTTTTAACGCTTACCTGCAGCAGCTGGCGCGTCTGAACGGTGTGGCAGTTGAAGAACTGTCCAGCAAGTTCACTGTGGAGCCGTCTGTGCAGCAGACGCTGGAAGACCAGATCCAGCAGTCCGCCGCTTTCCTGACGCTGATTAACGTCACGCCAGTGACTGAGCAGTCCGGTCAGCTGCTGGGGCTGGGTGTTGGCAGCACCATTGCCGGAACCACTGACACCACCGCGAAAGAGCGTGAACCTGTCGATCCGACGCTGATGGTCGATGTGGAATACAAATGCGAACAGACCAACTTTGACACGGTGCTGACCTACGCGAAGCTGGACCTGTGGGCGAAGTTTCAGGATTTCCAGGTGCGTATCCGTGACGCCATCGTGAAACGTCAGGCACTGGACCGCATCATGATCGGCTTTAACGGCGTGAAGCGTGCGAAAACCTCCAACCGTAGCGAAAACCCGCTGCTGCAGGATGTGAATAAAGGCTGGCTGCAGAAAATCCGTGAGGATGCACCGGATCACGTCATGGGCAGCACCACCACGGGCGGTGAAACCACACCGGGCGCGGTGAAAGTCGGTAAAGGTGGCGAATATGCCAACCTGGACGCCGTGGTGATGGATGCCGTTAATGAGCTTATCGACGTGGTCTACCAGGACGATGACGATCTGGTGGTGATTTGCGGTCGTGAGCTGCTGTCTGACAAGTATTTCCCGCTGGTCAACAAAGAGCAGGAAAACAGTGAAAAACTGGCTGCCGATATGATCATCAGTCAGAAACGCATGGGTGGCCTGCAGGCTGTGCGTGCGCCGTTCTTCCCGCCGAATGCGCTGCTGATCACCCGTCTGGATAACCTGTCCATCTACTGGCAGGAAGATACCCGCCGCCGTTCAGTTATCGACAACCCGAAACGTGACCGGATTGAAAACTTTGAATCCGTTAACGAAGCCTATGTGGTTGAGGACTACCGCTGCGCCGCACTGGTGGAAAATATCCAGATTGGCGATTTCAGCGCCGCCGCAGCAGAAACCGGAGCGTAAATCATGAGCCTGAGTCCCGCACGGCAGCATCGCCTGCGCGTTCAGGCTGAACAGGCCGCCCGCGAGGGCGGCAGCGTTCGCCACGCGTCGGGCTATGACCTGATGCTGCTGCAACTGGCGGAAGACCGCCGCCGTCTCAAGGGCGTTCAGTCCACGGTCAAAAAAGCAGAAATCAAAGTGGAGCTGCTGCCGAAGTACGCCGCCTGGGCTGAGGGCGTCCTGGCTGCCGGAGGCGCTCAACAGGATGACGTGCTGATGTACGTGATGCTGTGGCGCATTGATGCCGGAGATTATGCCGGGGCGCTGGAGATCGGGCGTCATGCTCTGCGTCATGGCTGGGTGATGCCGCTGGGTAACCGCAATGTGCAGACCGTGCTGGCAGAGGAAATGGCAGACGCGGCACAGAGCGCAATGCTTGCCACTACCGGCTTTGATGTCGATCTGCTGCTGCAGACGCTGGAGCTGACAGACGGTCTGGATATGCCGGACCAGTCACGGGCGCGTCTGCATAAAGCGATTGGCGCTGTCCTGAGTGAAAGTAATCCGGCTTTCGCCCTTAATCATCTCAACCATGCGTTACAGCTCGATCCCCGCTGTGGCGTGAAAAAAGACAAACAGCAGCTGGAGCGCAGACTGCGCAATGACAGCCGCTGACAGAACGTGCCCCGCGCACGGGCGGCACGGGGTGGCGAAAGGCACTGCCACATCAAAACCCCGTCCACCGCCCTCTATTTCAGGAGAAAGCAGCATGAAGTTTGTTGCGCCAGAACAGGCACCGGAACAGGCGGAAATCATCAGAAATACGCCGTTCTGGCCTGATGTGGACCTGTCGGAGTTTCGCAGTGTCATGCGCACTGACGGCACGGTGACGCAGCCGCGTTTAAAGCAGGTTGCGCTGTCGGCAATTTCGGAGGTTAACGCAGAACTGTATGAGTTTCGCAGACGCCAGCAGATGCTGGGGTATGCCTCGCTGGCAGAGGTTCCGGCGGAACAGCTGGACGGGAAAAGTGAGCGCATTCAGCACTATTTCAACGCGGTTTACTGCTGGGCACGCGCCATGCTCAACGAACGATACCAGGACTATGACGCCACGGCATCCGGTGTGAAGCGAGGCGAAGAACTGGCAGAAGCCAGCGGTGATTTGTGGCGTGACGCCCGCTGGGCCATCAGCCGGGTACAGGATGCGCCGCACTGCACAGTGGAGCTTATCTGATGAAAGTGCGTGCGCATCAGTATGACACGGTGGACGCGCTTTGCTGGCGTCATTACGGGCGCACGCAGGGTGTCACGGAGCAGGTACTGAAGGCAAATCCGGGGCTTGCCGAATACGGCCCCTTTTTACCTCACGGGCTGCAGGTGGAGCTGCCGGACATTCCGACAACCACCACCGTGCAGACCGTCCAGCTATGGGACTGAATTATGACGCTTGAGCGAATCAGCGCCTTTATCACGTACTGCATCGCCGTTGTGCTGGCCTGGCTGGGCGATTTGTCCATCAAGGATGCCTCAACGCTGGGCGGCCTGATGATTGGTGTGCTGATGCTGGCTATCAACTGGTACTACAAACACAAAGCCTACCAGCTTCTGCGCGACGGGCAGATCTCGCGGGAGGACTATGAATCCATCAATCGTTAAACGCTGCCTTGTCGGGGCCGTGCTGGCTATTGCTGCCACGCTGCCGGGTTTTCAGCAGCTTCACACCTCCGTGGAGGGGCTGAAACTGATTGCCGATTACGAAGGCTGTCGTCTGCAGCCGTATCAGTGCAGCGCGGGTGTCTGGACCGACGGCATTGGTAATACATCGGGCGTCATTCCCGGCAAAACAATCACGGAACGACAGGCAGCAGAAGGGCTGATCTCCAACGTGCTGCGTGTGGAGCGGGCACTGGAAAGGTGTGTGAAGCAACAGCCACCACAGAAGGTGTATGACGCTACGGTGTCGTTTGCCTTCAACGTGGGGACGGGCAATGCCTGTAGTTCCACGCTGGTGAAATTGCTCAATCAGCGGCGCTGGGCGGATGCGTGCCGACAGTTGCCGCGCTGGGTTTATGTAAAAGGTGTGTTTAATCAGGGGCTGGATAACCGCCGTGCGCGGGAGATGGCCTGGTGCCTTAAAGGAGCTGGACTATGACGCGTGCGCTGGCAGTAGTGGTGGCGCTGGTACTCGTTGCGCTGGGCTGGCAGTCGTGGCGGTTTAACAGCGCCAGCCACACCATCGAAACGCAGCGCGCGGCGCTAGAAAGTAAAGCGCAGGAACTAACTAAGAAAAATAGCCAGTTGATCCGTCTGTCCATTCTGGCTGAAACCAACAACCGGGAGCAGGCGCGGCTCTACGCCGAAGCAGAACAGACCAGCGCACTGCTGAGACAACGACAACGCCGGATCGAGGAACTGAAACGTGAGAACGAGGATTTACGCCGCTGGGCTGATACTCCTTTGCCTGCTGACATTATCCGGCTGCGGGAACGCCCCACACTCACCGGAGGTGCAGCTTACCGTCAGTGGTTGTCCGCGAGTGACGCCGTGTCGGCTGGGGCAGGCAGCGCCGCGCACTAACGGTGACCTGAACGCGTTGCTGGATGAAACGGAGGCCGCCTGGGCGGTCTGTGCAGACAAAGTGGACATGATTATTGCGTGTCAGGAGCGAAACAGTGAACAAACCACAATCCCTGCGCCACGCCCTCAATAAAGCGGTGCCTTATGTCCGCAATAACCCGGACAAACTGCATCTGTTTGTGGATAACGGTTCGCTGGTTGCCACGGGGGCCAGCTCCATGTCGTGGGAGTACCGTTACACCCTGAACGCGGTGATTGAGGATTTCAGCGGCGACCAGAATCTGCTGATGGCCCCGGTTTTGCTGTGGCTGCGTGATAACCAGCCCGATGCCATCAATAACCCGGCGTTACGGGAAAAACTATTCACCTTTGAGGTGGATATTTTGCGCAACGATGTCTGTGATATCAGCCTTAACCTGCAACTGACGGAGCGTGTGCTGGTCAGTACTGACGGCAGTGTGTCGAGTGTTGAAGCGGTGCCGGAGCCGGACGAACCCGAGGAAATGTGGACGGTGAAGCGTGGATAATCTGCATAAGGTCGATGAGTGGCTGGCGGCACTGCTGGCGAATCTGGAGCCTGCCGCACGCAACCGTATGATGCGGCAACTGGCGCAACAGGTGCGCCGGACGCAGCAGCAGAATATCAGGCTACAGCGCAATCCTGATGGCAGTGGATACGAGCCGCGCCGGGTAACTGCCCGAACAAAGAAGGGCCGTATTAAGCGACAAATGTTCACCAAACTCCGCACAACAAAATACCTTAAAACCGCTGCTAGCGCCGACTCTGCCAGCGTACAGTTTGAAGGTAAGGTGCAGCGCATTGCCCGCGTCCATCATTACGGGTTGCGTGATCGTGTCAGCCGTAAAGGCCCGGAGGTTCGTTATACCAAACGTAACCTTCTCGGATTCAATTCTGTATCCGAGAGGTTAGTTAAAGACATAATAATAGATTGGATTCGTAGATTGTTATAACCGCCATTTTGTTGTTTTGCTCATTGGATGTTTTTCTATCATATATCTTGCTATTTCCCCTAGGGCGGTTTTATCTTCGACGAAAATCTCAGCTGTGCGTGGTGAAATAATAGGGGGTGTGTTTTTTATAGGCTCATTGAATTTTATTGGTTCGTAGCGGAACTCATACTTCCAATTTGCTAGTGCAGCTAGGCTCAAAGCAACATGAGTATCCTTGAGGCGATGGTAAATCTTCCGAGCAGATTCTAGAGAGCATCGCTCACCAAGGGTAACTGCTTTGATAGCATCTAGTGGAATATCGTTTGTATAAATATCAAATTGCTTAGCCTTGGCTTTATTTTTTTTACAATCCCTTAATGATCTGATTAAGCGATATTCTTTTTCATAGTTCCAGATGTCAGATTTTATACATAAATTTGAAATGGGTATGGTTTCATTTTTTAAAAAGTAATCCATATGGATAATCGGCCGATCTTTCTCGTATCTAACTTCCGTCAGGCCAGAAAAATACTCATGACTTTCATCGAACTCTATGACTGCACCACTATATTCATCAGCGTAGTGTGCCCACATTAAATGTGAGTCTGCATTTTTTGAAAGGCATAGTATTCCTATTTCATTATTTAGATTGCTTATAAGTTCACGGGAAAAAATATCGTTGCAGTTTTCGTGTTGAAAATTCGACTCAAGGCGATAACTATCAATTAAAGGCTCTTGTGACAGAACATCAAATCGTAGTTGTACCCGATCACCTTCATTGTAGTTTGGATTGAAAACCTCTAAAGCTAGTTCAAACGGGTCATTAAATCCTCCCGGTTGAGTGAATCGTATTGAACCATTGAGAATGTAATCAAGTGTTGTAGCTGTAACGTATTTATATAGTGACATTTTATAACTCATGCTGTTTTGTTCGAATTGTTTGTGATTATTGTTTGGAATTCCATACAAAAGCAATCGAATGCTGATAGCAAACCATTTCTGCATTGTATTGGCATGAACGCACAACTAACCGAAATCATGCGCCTTATCACCAACCTGATCCGCACCGGCACCGTGACCGAAGTGGACCGGGAGAACTGGCTTTGCCGAGTGAAAACAGGCGACCTTGAAACAAACTGGATTAACTGGCTGACATTCCGGGCTGGCAAATCGCGCACCTGGTGGTGTCCGTCACCAGGGGAGCAGGTGGTGCTGTTCAGCCTGGGGGGCAATCTGGAAACCGCCTTTGCGCTGCCTGCCATCTACTCCAATCAGTTTGCGCCGCCGTCGGATTCCGTGGACGGCTGCGTGACGGAGTACCCGGACGGGGGCTGGTTTGAGTATGAACCCGCCACCGGGCGGTGGCATGTCCGGGGTATCAAATCCATGGTGATCGAGGCGGCGGACAGTATCACCCTCAAAACCGGTGAGTTTGTGGTAGAGGCTGACACCACGCGCATTAACAGCGAGGTGGTGATCAATGGCAGCGTCACCCAGGGCGGCGGCGCGATGAGTTCCAACGGGATCGTAGTGGATAAACACGGTCACACCGGCGTTAAGTCCGGCGGCGATACGTCAGGAGGCCCGGTATGACGCTGTATATCGGCATGAGCCAGGACAATGGCAAGGCCATTACAGATACGGACCATCTGCGCCAGTCGGTGCGGGACATTCTGCTGACGCCGCAGGGTAGCCGCATTGCCCGCAGGGAATATGGTTCCCTGCTGTCGGCACTGATAGATCAGCCACAAAATCCGGCATTACGCCTGCAGGTCATGTCGGCAGTGTATGTGGCGCTGAGTCGCTGGGAGCCACGGCTGACGCTGGATTCCATCACCATCAACAGCAATTTTGACGGTTCAATGGTGGTGGAGCTGACCGGGCGGCGGAATAACGGTGTGCCTGTGTCCCTTTCCGTATCAACAGGAGCAGAGAATGGCAGTGATTGACCTTTCGCAGTTGCCTGCACCGCAGATTGTGGATGTGCCGGACTTTGAGACGCTGCTTGCCGAACGCAAGGCAGAATTTGTGGCGCTTCATCCGAAAGATGAGCAGGAAGCAGTGATCCGCACGCTGGAACTGGAATCTGAACCCGTCACCAAATTGTTGCAGGAGAATGCTTACCGTGAATTGCTTCTGCGCCAGCGCATTAACGAAGCCGCGCAGGCGGTGATGGTGGCTTACGCGATGGGCGGCGATCTTGACCAGCTCGCTGCCAACTACAACGTGAAACGCCTGACGGTGACGCCTGCTGATAATGACGCTGTGCCGCCCGTTGCAGCTGTGATGGAAAGTGATGAAGCGTTACGCCTGCGTGTGCCTGCAGCCTTTGAAGGGCTTTCAGTTGCGGGGCCAACTGCCGCTTATGAATTTCATGCCCGAAGCGCCGACGGTCGGGTGGCGGATGCCAGTGCAACCAGTCCGGCACCTGCAGAGGTGGTGCTGACTGTCCTTAGCCGCGAAGGCGACGGAACAGCAGAAAAAGATCTACTGGATGTGGTGGAAAAAGCCCTGAACAGTGAGAACGTCCGCCCGGTGGCTGACCGTCTGACGGTTCGCAGCGCAGAAATCATCCCGTACCGCGTGGAAGCCACCATTTTTCTCTATCCGGGACCGGAAGCAGAGCCGGTAATGGCAGCGGCAAAAGTCAGCCTGCAGAGGTACATCGCCAGTCAGACGCGGCTCGGTCGGGATATTCGCCGTAGTGCCATTTTTGCCGCGCTGCATGTTGAGGGTGTGCAGCGTGTGGAACTGGCTTCGCCGCTGGCGGATGTGGTCCTGAACAAAACACAGGCGGCATCATGTACGCAGTGGAGCGTGACCAACGGGGGAACGGATGAATAGTTTGCTGCCACCGGGTTCAACTCCACTGGAGCGCCGACTGGCGCAAACCTGCAGCGGGATTTCTGATCTGCAGGTGCCACTGCGTGACTTGTGGAATCCGGCGACCTGTCCGGTCAGTTTCCTGCCTTATCTCGCCTGGGCGTTCTCTGTGGATCGATGGGACGAGGGCTGGACAGAAAGCGTCAAGCGCCAGGTGGTGAAGGATGCTTTTTATATTCATCAGCATAAAGGGACCACCAGTGCCGTGCGGCGGGTGGTGGAGCCGTTCGGCTTTCTGATCCGCATTATTGAGTGGTGGCAGACCGGAGAGGCTCCGGGCACGTTTCGCCTGGATATCGGCGTGCAGGACCAGGGCATCACTGAAGATACCTATCTGGAACTTGAGCGACTGATAAGCGATGCCAAACCATGTAGCCGTCACATGATCGGCATGTCCATCAATCTGCAGACCAGCGGCCCGCATTGGGTGGGAGCCGCCAGCTATCTTGGCGAAGAAATCACGATCTATCCGTATATCAACGAAACGATTATTTCCGGTGGCACCGCGCATGAAGGCGGGGCGGTCCATGTTATTGACACAATGAGAGTGAATCCATGAGCACAAAATTTTATACCCTGCTGACGGATATTGGCGCGGCGAAACTTGCCAGCGCCGCCGCGCTCGGTGTGCCACTAAAAATTACCCATATGGCGGTGGGCGATGGCGGCGGGGTATTGCCAACGCCGGACGCAAAGCAGACTGCACTGGTAAATGAGAAACGCCGGGCTGCGCTGAATATGCTCTATATCGACCCGCAGAACAGCAGCCAGATTATTGCTGAACAGGTGATCCCTGAAAACGAGGGCGGTTGGTGGATACGTGAAGTGGGCCTGTTTGATGAGTCCGGAGCATTGATTGCCGTGGGCAACTGCCCGGAAAGCTATAAGCCGCAACTGGCTGAAGGCAGCGGGCGCACCCAGACCGTGCGCATGGTGCTGATTACCAGCAGCACGGACAATATCACCCTGAAAATCGACCCTGCCGTAGTGCTGGCAACCCGCAAGTATGTGGATGACAAGGTACTGGAGCTGAAAGTGTACGTGGATGACCTGATGGCAAAACATCTTGCCGCACAGGACCCACATTCACAGTATGCGCCAAAAGCCAGCCCGACATTTACCGGAACCCCCAAAGCGCCAACGCCAGCGGCGGGGAATAATACTACGCAGATTGCGACCACCGCGTTTGTACAGGCGGCACTGCTCACCCTGATTGACGGTGCACCAGCCACGCTGGACACGCTGAAAGAAATTGCAGCTGCTATTAATAATGACCCGAAATTCAGTACCACCATTAACAATACGCTGGCACTCAAAGCACCGCTGTCGAGTCCGGCACTCACCGGAACGCCAACAGCACCTACTGCGGCACAGTCGGTCAACAATACACAGATTGCCACCACGGCTTTTGTGAAATCGGCAATTGCGGCAATGGTGGGTTCTGCACCTGCGGCACTGGATACGCTGAACGAACTGGCGGCGGCGCTGGGGAATGACCCGAACTTTGCCACGACAATGCTCAATTCGCTGGCGGGAAAACAACCGCTGGATAATACGCTGACTAATTTGAGTGGAAAGGATGTAGCTGGTCTTCTCGCATACCTTGGTTTGGGGGAAGCGGCAAAACGGTGGGTTGGTACAGGAGAAAATCAGATTCCTGACATG